TAGGTATGAATTTAATAGTAGCGATTGGTTTTATAATAGATTATCTAGAACAAAGAAAAAATGGATCAACAACCCCCTAAACTAAACATCGACCTTAAAAACACAGAAAAAGTAGAAACTCCAGACGGTAACTACGTAGTGGCTGAAGGTATTATTTTGCGTAAAGCATCTCGTTTTGCTGTAGGTACCGATAAGGATGCTCTCATCCCTATTCCAGTATTTTATGATGTTAAAACAGGTCGTATTTTAAAAGAAACTTTACCAGGTGACATTAAAGACGACTACCCGGACGCTATTTGATTGGCTGGAGGAAATAACAGTTAAAAAAACTCTTCCTACCAATTTCAGCGAAGAGTCATGGGACTCATTCAACTCTTATATGGTTCATAGATATTTATCGATGGATATAAATTACATAGACATTGTAAATTATGCTCAAAAGATAAATCCACAGAATAAAAAACAAATTTATACCATTTACAGAGAAATGATCCCAAAGAAAAAAGTTTGGTTAAAATATATCAAACCTAATAAGAAACAAAGACCACCAAGTATAGCAGAGTACGTATCAAAATATTATGAGTGTAGTTTAGGCGAAGCTGATCACTACATTGACATAATTCGAGAACCGGGTGTTCGACATATTTTATGGCAAATGGGAATCGATCAAAAAGAACAAGATAAATTAGTAAAAACTCTCTAAATGGATTATTTTAATTGGGGTACTTCCTCTGAGTGGTTTCAAAATATTATTACTAAAGAAATATTTCAAGAACAAATTTATGAAAGATTTTTTGAAGTAGAAGAAGGTGATGTCGTTTTAGATGTGGGAGCTAGTATAGGCCCATTTGCGTATTCAATTTTACATAAAAATCCTAAACATATTTTTTGTATTGAACCTAGCTTCGATGAATTTCCTACTTTAGCTTGGAATACTAGATATGGTAATGTAACTTGTATCAATAAAGGAATTTCAAAAGTTGATGATAAAGTTACAAGTCTTACTGTATATGGTTCTGAAGGTAATCCTACTGAAATTTATGGAATCTCCTTTAAGAGTTTTATAGATTTATATAATATTAAACAAATTGATTTTCTTAAAACTGACTGTGAAGAAGGAGAATATGATATATTCACCCCAGAAAATTTAGTTTGGATTAAACAAAATGTAAAAAAAATAGTAGGTGAATGGCATTTAGGTAATCCTGAAAGTAAACAAAAATTTAAAGAATTTAGAGATGTTTATTTAAGAGTATTTCCTAAACATGAAATTTATGCTGTAAATGGAGCGGATATTAAATGGGATTTATGGAATGAACATTTTATAGAATACTACAACGAAGTTATAATTTATATTGATAATAGATAAAAAAATGGAAGAACAAGTAGGTTACGGTAATTTAAAAGCAGTTACAGATTTCGAAAAAACATACCCTGAGTTAGCAAAGGAATTTCAACAGATTCAAAAAGAACAATATGAATTATTTGCTAGTAAAATGATGGATTATGGTCTTTCAAATATTTCTTTAGGTTCTACCTTAGAAAAAGAAGAAGATATTAATTTATCTATTACAGGTATTTGGCTACGATGTAATGATAAAATTAATCGTTTAAAAAATCTACTCCAACGTAATGGAAAAAATTATGTTAAGGGAGAAGCAATGATTGATAGTTTTATAGATATTTCTAACTATGGAATCATAGCTCAGCTAGTTATGAAAAACAAATGGAAATAACTAAAAACATTTCAGTATTAATTCCTAGTAGAAACAGACCCCAAGGTTTAAAAGAACTTTGTGAGTCTCTTTTTGCTAATGCTTCAGACCCTAATCAAATAGAAGTTATAGTTTATTTAGATTTAGATGACTCATGCATTAAGGAATATACAGAATATTTTTTAGAATTAAATACACGTTATATAAACCCAATTAAATCTATAATTGGTTCTAAATTAGTTTTAAGCGATTATCCTAATAAACTTTTACAATTAGCATCTTCTGAAATTTTTATGAATTTAGGAGATGATATGAGGTGTAGAACACAAGGTTGGGATATTGAAATTATAAACGCTATAAACAAATATCCTGATAATATTAATTTTGTTTATGTAGATGATGGTTATTGGGGTCCTAATTTAGCTAGTCACCATATTATACACAAAAATTATGTTGATTGTTTAGGATATTTTTACCCACCATTTTTTGATTTTGGTTATTCAGATACTTGGATGTTTCAAGTAGCTCAAAAAGTAGGTAGAATTCAGTTTTTACCAATACTATTTGAACATATGCATTACAGTATAGGTAAAGGAGAATTTGATCAAACCTATCAAGATAAACTTGATAAAAACCAAAATGATATTTACGGAGAATTATTTCGTTCTACCCAGTATCTAAGAACCCAAGATGTTAAAAAGTTACAAAGTTATATAAAAAGTTTTGAAAAAGAAAATACCCTTCATAGTTAAGGAAGTACAACGGTTTTCACCCCCCGAAATCAATTACGGTTTCCAAAAGCAAATCTCATTTAGTCAATTTTCTATGTTTGAGAGTTGCCCACATAAGTGGGCACTACAATATAGAGATGGGCATTATACGTCGGAAGTATCGATTCATATGACATTTGGTACAGCAATGCACACGGTATTGCAAGACTATTTAACTGCGTTTTATAACGTGAGTATAACAGCAGCGGACCAAATTAATTTAGAGGAGCAATTTGAAGAAAAATTTAGAGAAGGCTATAGGGCAGATTACGAACGTAATAAAAAGGAACATTTCTCATCATCCGAGGAACTAAGAGAATTTTATAAAGATGGTTTAGGTATTCTTTCTTGGTTTAAGAAAAACAAAGGCAAATATTTTAGTAAAAGAGGTTGGTGGCTAGTAGGAATTGAAGTACCTATTATCCTCCAACCAAACCCAATTTATCAAAATCTATATTATAAAGGGTTTCTTGATGTTGTTTTGTATAATGAAAAACTAAATAAAATAAAGATTATAGATATTAAAACTTCAACTCGGGGTTGGGGAGATAGAGAAAAGAAAGACGAGGTAAAAATGATGCAGTTAATTCTTTATAAGAAATTCTTTAGTGAATTATATGGATTCCCTATTAATGATATTAATATTGAATATTTTATTGTTAAAAGAAAACTCCACGGAAACCCTGAATACCCAGATCTTAGAGTACAAACCTATAACCCAGAAAAACAGTCTTCAGGTAAAATAAAACTTAATAAAACAACAAAACGTTTTCAAGAGTTTATAGAAATGGCTTTTAATAAAGATGGTACCTATAATATGGGACCTCAATTAAAAAATCCCTCAAAATATAATTGCACTTACTGTTTATTTAAAAATAATAAAGAACTTTGTAACCAAAATATCAATGAATAATTTATCTAACCACGAAGTTATTTTAGTAACAGCTCACACTCCTGACGAGAACCGGACTGAAATGTTAAGGAATTTAGTTATTAAATTAAAAAACCATAACAAAAAAATTGTATTATCTTCTCACAGTAAAATAGCAGATGATATAGTAGATTTGGTAGACTATTTTGTTTATGACTCTAATAATCAACTATTAATTTATAATGAACCTGAGGGTTGGAAAAAAACTACTTGCACCCCAGCAAGTGAAACCATAATTACTAAACACACTCTATATTTAGGAAGCCCAGTACTTGCTCATTGGAGGACTTTAAGTAATGGGTTAGTATTATGTAAAAGTGTAGGTTTTAAATATGTCCATTATATAGAATTTGATACTGATGTTAATAACATTATGGAAATAGATACTAATACTAAATTACTTATTAATGGTAATGCTAATGTGGTATACACCTTCCCCGAAGACATAGATGAACCAAAACCCTACTTTAATTTAGAGGGACATTATAATGTATGGAATTTAGATTATTATACTTTTGATGAATTAATTTTTAATGAAATTCGTTCCCGTAAGATACTTCAAGATAATCAAGGATGTTGTGAGTGGGCCTATTATGATTTCTTTATCAAAAACAAACCCCACATAATTAAAAACCAACATACCCTTTATTCTAAAGGTATAACTTTAGATTTACACCATAATACTTGGAATCTTCTATCTTCAAAAAAATTAATAGAACCTATTTTATATGTAAATAGTAAAACTAATGAGATTGAATATTATATAAATAATGTTTTTGATGAGTCTCTACATTTACATTTTATCATTAATAATTCTGAAGAATCCTACAAAGAAATATTGCCATACCATTGGGCAATTACTCCTCTATATAATTTATCTGAAGTTAATACTATAACGATTTATCTAAATGGTAAACATTTAAGAGAAATCATTTTTATAAATGATAAGGATAAAGAGGATTTCAAATTAAATAATTACATTATGTAATTTTACAGAATCTCAATATATTTATATATGTTATATTAATTAAAAAACAATGTTATGAGTAAAAAGGACATGACACTTACGAGTGTAAAAATCCAAGGTGACTTATTTGATGAATTCAAAATTTCTTGTGTTCGTCATAAATTTTCGTTTCAAAAACTTGCCGACCGCGCAATTCATTTGTACCTTACAGATGAAACGTTTAGAAAACAAATCCATAGTCACAACGATTTAGATATTTAATAATTTATGAAAGAAGGTTATTTACCAAAAGATCAAAGGAAAAAAATTCTTTTGATGTGCGATGATATTAGAATGCCATCCGGTATTGGAACAGTAGGAAAAGAAATAGTAATTGGTACTGCCCATAAATACAATTGGGTAAATGTTGGGGGTGCGATTAACCATCCCGAATTAGGTAAACGATTAGATTTAAGCCCTGATACTAACCTTAATGCTGGTATAGAGGATTCAAATGTAGTTCTTTACCCTATGAATGGGTATGGGGATGCTCAATTTATGAGACATATTTTAAATAATGAAAAACCAGATGCTATATTTTTAATTACAGATCCACGTTACTGGGCTTGGCTATTTCAAATTGAAAACGAAATCCGTAAACAAATCCCTATTGTATATTTAAACATTTGGGATGACCTCCCAGCACCTTATTATAATAAAGCATTTTATGAATCATGTGATGCTTTATTTGGGATTTCTAAACAAACTGTTAATATCAATAAACTTGTTTTAGACGATAAAGCTAAAAATAAAATTATTAGATATGTCCCTCATGGTTTAAATCATGTAATTTTTCATCCTATGGAAAATAAAATGCAAGATAAAGAGTATAAGAATTTAAAAAAACAAATTTTTGGAGATAAAAACTTTGATTTTGTAGCATTTTTTAATTCTAGAAATATTCGTCGTAAACAAATCCCAGACACTATCTTAGCCTTTAAACAATTTACATCTCAGTTATCTAAAGAAAAAGCTGACAAATGTGCTTTACTTCTCCATACAGACCCAATTGATGATAATGGAACAGATTTATATGCCGTAATTAATACTTTAGCTCCTGAATGCAATATTTACTTTACAAATGCTAAATTTGGTCCTGACCAAATGAACTATTTGTATAATATGGCTGATGTTCAAATGTTACTTACCTCAAATGAAGGTTGGGGTTTATCACTTACAGAAGCAATGTTAACCGGTACTCCTATTATTGCTAACGTAACAGGTGGTATGCAAGATCAAATGCGCTTTGAATTTAAAGATGGTACTTGGATTGATTTTGATGCTGATTTTCCTTCAAACCATAGAGGTACTTACAAAAAACATGGTAAATGGGCATTTCCAGTCTATCCTACAAGTCGTTCAATGGTAGGTTCTCCACCAACCCCTTATATTTTTGATGATAGATGTACTTGGGAAGATGCTGCTGAGTGTTTAATGGAAGTTTATAATTTATCTCCTGAAGAAAGA